CATTTTGGGTACGTACACGAATTCGCTGGTTGATAGCCAAAACAGCTGCACGGTCACGGACACGTACTTAGCTAAGTATGTTATGGACAACAATGGAGCACTTAATGAAAGTTCAAGTGCCGATTCAGGTTGCACAAACATAAAGAACGGCACTATCACCGTCACGTCCAGCACCACGGGCACAGCCTCCTTACCATTTAATAATGCCCCGCACTGCCTGCTGATTCCTACAAGTGATCCAACGTCCACTGGGGTTTATTGGGCTACGGCGACCGCTAGCACATTGACCGCCCACGTCAAGACATCCGGCACGATCACCTTTAACTATAGCTGCCAAGGAAACCCAAACTAGGTGAATGAGAGTTTGGAGTGAGCTAACTCCGAAACCAAAATATCTCTAAGGTTTTCTCTGGGGCACGCAGAACATCGCGGGCCCCTTCGCTTTTCTACCCGCCGCAGGTGGCGGAACAAGGCTCGCCCGCGGCGGGCCCACTTTCTAAAAAGGAGCACACAAAATGTCTAGTGCATTTGCGCCACGCGGCACGCAGTTAATGCGGAGCCCGGACGGATCGAGCTACACCAAGTACGCCGAAGTTATCAAGATCGACAATACTGGGATGAAGGCTGACCTGGCCGACGTCACCAACATGGATTCCGCCAGCTCGTTCAAGGAATATCTGCCCACGCTGATCGACGCTGGTGAGGTTAAGTTCGATGCCAACTTCATCACCACCGACGCGATTCAGAACGACTTGACGACCGACTTCAGCAATCAGACTCTGCTCTACTGGCGCATCCAGTTCCCCGGCACGAGGGGCAAGTTGGAATGGGATGGGTACGTGACCCAGGTGGACACCTCGATCGAGTTGCCCAAGCAGGTGACGCGCGCAGTGACCATCAAGGTCACCGGCCCGCTGACCTGGACGCCAAACGTTTAACGATCTACCGCGCTGACAGGCCGCGGCGGCGCCCTCCGACCTTACCCCGCGGAAGCGTGCGCCAAAATTGTCTGTCAATTTTACTTGAGGTGAACCATTGGCTGAGAAACGCTCGGCACTGAAGCGCCGCATCGCGCAATCCGTTCCGCTCGCACTTGAGTATATGGACGAGAGCGGCGCGAAGGGCACGCTGAACTTCCGGCTCTGCTTCAACTTCAACGTGGGGGCTGACATTCGTGAAAAGACGGGCCTGCGTATCACCGAATTGCTCACTCTCTGGGCGCACGCTGGCGACCCGGGCGTGTTTCGCGCGATGCTGTGGGCTTCAATTCTCCCGCTCCAGCCCGAGTGGGACACTGTTGATGAGGATGGTAAGCCTAACGACGAAGGGCTCGAGACCATCGGCTCGTACATGGATGAAGCCAACTCCGATGCCGCCTTCGAGGCTCTCTGGAGCGCATATCTGCTTTACCTCGCTCCCAAGAAGCGCGAGGCTGCTGAACAATGGATGGCCGAGGTGAAAGCAAAGCCCAAGGGCGAGCGGGAGAACCTTGACCCTTTGGAGCAGACGCCGACGGAGACGCCGGCGAGCCCCTCGACTGGATCGACCTCTGGGCCATTGCCCGACATGATCTCGGCCTCTCCGATGGCGAGTTCGGCGAGCTAACTGACGCGCAGTTCGAAGCGTTGCTGGAGCGCAAACAAAAACAACGGGAGCACGGCATCTACTGTGCGGGCATCGTCGCCGCAGCCGTAATCAATTTCTCGATGTGCCGCAAGGAAGGCTCGGACCCGGTAAGCCCGATGGACTTCCTGCCGCAGAAGCCGAAGAGCGAGCAGGAAATGATTGACGCCTGCCTCGCGGTCTTTGGCGAGACCGTGCAGATTGTTACCGAGGACTCATGATTACAGAAATCCCCAAAGGCGACCGAAACTCTCCAGGGCCGTGCTGGATTCCTCGTGAGTGGGAGGGAAAGATTTGCCGACCACTGATCAAATGCCAATGCGGACGAATAACCTTCATCGATCTTCACCACGTCCATGCGGACGGGATTGTTACAGCTTCCTATTTCGATTCTAAGGCGAGCGAGTTTGTCAACAACGGGAAAACTTATGCGCACACGCCAGGCTGCGGATGGCACGTGTTTCTGAAGTTGAAAGATTACGATCAAGGCGAGTTTCCGCCAGACCCGCAAGAATGATCCTGTAAAGGCGCCTTAAAAGAATGTCACTCGGAACACTATTCGTTGACCTCAAGGCTAATACAGCCTCGTTCGTCGGCGACCTAGGCAAGGCTTCCGTCGTCGCGCGGAATGCCGCCAAAGATATCTCGCGCGAGTTCCAAACGCTCGGCAGGGTAGCTTCACAAACGTTTGGTCCATTCGCTTCATTCAATCCAATCGTCTCGCAGCTCAGCTTCGCCCTTTCAGGAATGGGACGTGCGGCTGCGGGCGCAATGGGCTCGTTTGGTAAGGTTTCGAGCGGCCTCGGAGCCCTAGCCTCGCTCGGCGCTGGCGCGGTTGCTGGCATTGGTTCGGCGGAAGTGGCCGTCGTGGCACTCGCCCTTCATGCAGCCGAATCGGCCGCTAAGCTGAACCAACTCAGCCAGGCGACCGGCGTGAGCGTCGAGGCGCTCTCTGGATTCGGGTTTGTCGCGAAGCAGATGGGGGTCGAATCTCAAGTTATGGTGTTGGGCCTGGAGCGCATGTCGAGATCGGCGTTTGCCGCAGCAACCGCTCCCGCAGGAACGATAAACGCCTATACCCGCCTGGGAATTTCTGTGCGCGATTCGAGCGGCCAGATCCGCTCTACGCAAGTCATATTCGAAGAGTTGGCGCAGCGCTTCTCGGCCATGCCGGATGGCGTCACGAAGACCGCGCTCGCCATTCAGCTTTTCGGCCGTGGCGGCGCGCAAATGATTCCCATACTAAACGAGGGGAGCGCAGGCGTTCAGAAACTACTGGAAACCGCACAGCGCCTCGGCGTGGTGATCTCCTCGGAAACGGGCGCAGCCGCCCAACGCTTCGAGCAAACGCTAGGAGAACTCAGCGCCGCAGGCCAGGGCGCGTCCATCTCACTGATGCGGGACCTACTCCCCGCGCTGCAGACAATCGCTACTTCCTTCACGCAGACCAACGCCGAAGGTCAATCGGCCCTCAGTCAGATTGCTTCCTGGACGGCGAAATTTGTCGAAGGAACGATGGGCGTTCTCAATACCTGGTTCCACGCCTTCGAGCAAGTGGGTAGTGTCGTCGAACTTGTCGCCGCTTCCATCGTCGGCAGCATCGAGGCGGTTATTGCCGCCGCGAAGGCTTCTGGCAAGCTTGCGATGTTCGATTTCAGCGGGGCCGAGGCTTCCGCCATTGAAGGGCTCAACGACCTGAAGAAGCCCTTCGATAAGTTCTGGGACGAGACCAAAAAGACCTGGGCCGACAACACAAAGTTCATTAACGGCGTCTTCGATATCGCTACACCTTTCACCGGGAACGTAAAGGCCGCTCCCGGATCGTGGCCCGGCGCGGACATATTGGCTCGGACGCGACCGCGTGGCGGCTTCGAGCCGGACGAGTCGGCAGAAAAGAAAAAGGCGAAGGGGGGCCTGGGAGAAGAACCCGACACCGTCGTCGAGATGGTCGCCAAGCTGGCAGCCGAGGCACAAGCGCAGTCGTTGCTCGCCTCGGCCACCGATCGCGCCACGGCCGCGATGACTTTGCAGAAGGCTGCGGCGGAATCTTTTCAGAAGGTCGCCGACCAGCGCGTAGAGCTAGAAAAGAAGCTGGCCGGCCTCAACGACGAAAAGACTAAGGCCAAAGGCACGCCGGAAGCCGCCGAGATTCAGAAGAGAATCGACCGCATCAAGGATCTGCTCAATGAACTGATTCTCGACACCCCGCAAATACAGGCGCTCTACGCTCAGATCGGAGCAGGCAAATTCGCCGAGACGGCAGAAGACGAAGCGCACAAATTCATCCAGAGCACTGAGGAACAAACCGCCTCGATACGCCGAATGGCTGCGGCATATGCCGAGAGCCCGCTCGCGGTCGGAAAGGCCGAAGCGGCCGTCAAGATCGCGCCCCTGGAGCTGAATCTCGGCGTCCTGGGGCAGCTGAAGGAAGCGGGGGCCATCACCGCTGCGGAATACGATGTGCTGGCCACGCAAATCCAGAAAGCCATCTCGGCGGTCCACGATCTCACTGCGGCCGAGGTCAACGAAGCCGTCGCCAAGCAGGGGCAGGGAATTGCCACTCAGATTGCGGGACTCAACCGCCTCACGGCTGCGGCCTTCGCGTCGGCTGCGGCCCTGCGCGGCGTCGAAGTCGAGAACAAGGTCCAGGAATTCAGGGTCACGAACAAGCTCGATGTGAACGACCCGCAGCTCGGCAAGGTACGCGCCCAGTTCGAAGCCGAGGCGAACGCGGAGCATAGCAGCCAACTCGCCACACGCGCCGCGCAACTTGACGTGAGCGTGGGCTACGCCCGCGAGATCGAGCAGCTTGAGCAGATCAAGGAAATCTACGGCGATAACAAGAATGTGATGCTCGCGGCGGCCGCTGCCGAGTTGGAGGCGCAGCAACGCTCAACCGAGCAATGGGACGCCCAGGCGCGCGCGGCCGGCAGCTTTGGCGACCGGGTTACGGCCATCTTCGACAAGGTGCAGATGGATGGCCAGAAGTTCGGCGAGCACGTCTTCGATGCCTTCTCGCATGCGATTGACGACGTCTCAACGCAGCTTGCCAAGATGGCCGTCACCGGGAAATCGAACTTCAAGCAGCTATTCGACTCTTTGGCGGAGGAATTGCTCAAGGCACAAATTCAGCGAGGCTTTGCAGCCATCTTTACTGGAGTCGCGCCCGCCAGTGCTAGCCCAAAGCCGTTAGGGAATACGATGGGGAATACAAGCGCCCCAGGCGGCATATTGCAATCGCTGGGCGGTATCTTCGGGATCAACGCAAAGCCCCAACCACCGCGCGCGATGGACGAGGCTGTACCGGGCGCTCCTGGAGCCACTAACGTAGCCACTAGCGGACCGTCCGGCGGTCTGTTTGGCCTGTTCGCACACCTTTTTCAGCCACACGCTGCAACTCCACCACCGCCCGCGCTCGCCGGGGGATTCCCGTTCGATTTGAGCCATTTCCCGCTCACAGGTGAGGGAGAGGTGCCACGCAGCGGCAGTGCTGCGTCTGGCGGGCTACGGGGAGAGCTGGGCGGCATCTTCGGTATCGCGAGCAAGAGCAAAGCCGCAGCGGGCCCCTCTGGCCCAACCGGAGCGGCCGGAAGTCCGTTTCACGTAATCCTCGATGGCGGCGCGGGCGGCCCGTTGGCCGGCTTCGGAGGAGCCCCCGCGGGCGCAGGAGCGGAAGCACCGGGCAGCCTATTCGATCAACTCAAGCTGCCGCTCACGGGAGAAGGCGTAAGCAGCGGAGGCAGTTTCAGCGCTGGCGGCATGCTGGAGAACTTGGCGAGGAGTGCTCCGGGCGGCGGAGGTAGCAATTCAAGCGTCTCTGGAGACATCTCGGCCGCCCTCAAGGCCTCTAGCGGAATCCTAAGCTCGATCAAAGGCATTGGCGGCCTGCTTGCAAACAAGGGAGCCTCCGGAGGTATAGACGCCAACGGCGGATTGGCTGACCTGAGCAAGTTCCCGCTCACTGGAGAAGGCAGCGGAGGCAACGATACAGCCAGTGCGTTTGACCTGCTGGCCCAGCAGGCACCGTCTGGACAAGGCGGTTCCAGCAGTGGCGGCAGTGCCGCTACGACCGCGCTCACCGCCATTGGGGCAGGTGCAAGTACTGTCAGTCTGTTCGCGTCGATCATGAAGATATTCAGCGGATTCAGGGCTGGAGGCGGCGACGTCTCCCCGGGCAAGGCTTACGTCGTCGGCGAGAAACATCCGGAATGGTTCGTGCCTGACCAGGCAGGCAGCATTATGCCGTCACTGAGAACGGGCAACAATCCACAGGGCGGCACGCACACCACGGTAGTTCAGATGAACATTAACGGCGTGCAGGATGTGGACAGTTTCAACCGTTCGAAGGGGCAAATTCTCTCAGGGTTTCATCAGCAAGCCTCGATCGCGTACGCCCGACACTCAAAGTAGATGGCCTTCTTCGAGACGGAGTTCCCGCGCGGCATCGCCTACCACCGACTCGGCTCGCCTTCTGGATTCTCGACCGTCGTAAACCAGGGCTTCTCCGGGCAAGAGCAACGTAACCGCAACTGGGCCAACTCGCGCGGCAAGTGGACCGTCTCGGTGATGACGCCGCCGGTGAGCCAGTTCGGGCTGCAGCGGCAGAACTTCGTAGATTTGATCACCTCGTTTCACTTGAACGTTGGCGGCAAGGCCGACGCATTTCGTCTGTTCGATCACACCGATAACAAGCTTACGGGCCAGCAGATCGGGATTGGCCCGGGAGTTTTCCAGCTAACCAGAACCTATGTGATCGGCGGCCGGTCGTACATTCGCAATATCACCAAGCCGATCACCAGCTCGGTGCACGACTACCAGGGTAACGCGCTCGCCAACACGGTCAGGATTTATTACAACAGCGTCCTGCAATCGGGCGTGGCCGTTGATTACACCACAGGTCTCGTGACCTCGACCGCAGGCGGCGGAGTGTTGGTCACTGCCGACGCGCAGTATCACTATGCGGTGAGGTTCGACGTGGACGAACTGCCCATTCAGATCGAGCCTTCGAACGTCGGGGGCGGCCAGCCAGTCGTCAGCATCAACGCGGTGCCGCTGGTCGAAGTTCTGCCACCGAATTACTAAGGAGGAGTTTCTATGTGGCTTCTGATCGTCATTCTGCTTCTGCTGTTCGTTGGTGGTGGTGGTGGGTACGCGCTGTATCCACACTACGGGGCTGTCGGCGGGATAGGTCCGGTTGGCGTGGCCCTGATCATTATCGTGATCCTGGTTGTGATGGGGCGACGGTGACGCTTTTCTTCCTTCATCGCGTCCTGCACGCCATCGCACACGCTCCCGTCGTCGTGCTGAAGGCCATCGTCACGGTTCTTTTCACTGGCAGCGGAGGGACGTAGATGTTGTGGGGATCATTTCTTGCATCCGCAGCGATGGGGCTCGGAGCTGCAGCGTTGTTTATCTGGCTGCTGGAACATATCGACGACGACTAGGAAATGAAAGCCGCATCTTCAGCGCTGCAGGCCCATCTCGCGCAGGGGCAGACGACGTGTGCCTATCTGTGGAAGGTCAAGCGCACCGATGGAACCATCTTAGGATTCACCACGCACGATCGCGACATTTCCTATGACGCGGGAGATGGCGATGGCGCGACGACCTACCTTGCCTCCACCGGATTCACGAACACGGCCGACCAGGGCAAGAGCAACCTTGAAGTCGATAACATGGAGGTCACCGCGTTTCTCGACAGCTCATCGATCACCGAAGCGGATATCCGCGCCAATCTTTACGACGACGCGATCATAAGTATTCGCCTGGTGAACTGGGCGGACCTGACGCAGGGTGACATGTTGCTGCGCACTGGCACGCTGGGCGTGGTGAAGATGGCCAACGGCCTGTGCACGGCGGAGATTCGCGGGCTCACCTACAAGCTAGAAACGGTGATCGGCTCGACCTACGGGCCTGTCTGCCGCGCCGATTTCGGCAGTGGGCTGAATGGAATTGCGATGGACAGCCAGTGGCTGTGCATGATCGATGTGACGCTGTTTCGCCAGACAGGATCACTCGCTTCGGTCACCGATTCGCGCACGCTCGTCCCGACGGCGGGGCTGCTGCAAGTGCGGCCAGCTGCAACCTTACCGACTTGGCAGCCCGACCAATTTTACCCGATGGGCGCGCAGATCATCGACGAGAACGGCTCCATTGAGCAAGTCATCGCAGTCAGAGGTACGGGAGAAAACGGGCCCGGGCCGAGTGAGCCGGGCTGGACTCTGGGACTGTCGGCAACCACGGTAGACAACAACCCTGATGAAGCTGGCCCGAATGGTGTCACGTGGGAAAACATGGGCACCAACCTGGGCGCAATTGCTCCCGCCGCGCCCGTCGGATGGTTCAATGACGGAATCCTTACCTTCACCAGCGGCACCTTAAATGGGCGCGTCTTCGAAATCAAAACGTGGGATGGCACGACGCTCGACATGTTTCTCGCGCTGGTGCCGCTGCCGAGTGCTGGCGACACGTTCACCATCGAGCCGGGCTGCAACAAGACTGCCGACAATTGTTTGAACAAGTTCAACAACATCATCCACCGGCGCGCCGAAGACTTTATACCTGGCATGGATCAGATTCTCGCAACGCCGGGCGGCTAGCCAATGGCTACCCCCGTACATAATTCCCCACATTTAAGTACGCACCCCACACGCGCCGAAGTGGTGCAGCGCGCCCGCAGCTATATCGGCGTTCCCTTTCAGCATCAGGGGCGAGGGCAAGGACATGGCGTCGATTGCGTGGGCGTACCGATCTGCGTGGCTGCTGATCTCGGACTCAAAGACAAGCGCGGCAATGCCTTTGACCGCTTCCGCGATAGCGATTACCCAGCGCAGCCGATGAGCGATTTGGTCTTGCGGATGTGCCGGGAGTACCTCATCGAGCGCGCGGGAGTCCGCGAAATTAACGATGGTGACGTGCTTTGCATTCTGTCGCCAATCGCCATCCACGCCGCGATCGCGAGCACGCTCCCCGGGCCCTTCCGCGGCATGATCCATCTCTACGACGCGGGCAAGGGCAGCCGGGTCGTCGAGCACATCCTGAACGATAAGTGGCGTCGGCGCATTGCGGGCGTTTTTTACTTTCCCGGAGTAGTGAGCTAGATGGCTGTCATCGCACTCGTGGCCGCTGTCGTTAGCACGGCCGTCTCAGCCAGCGAAGCCATCTACGCGCTCGTAAACAGGCCCAAGCATTACGATCCTGTTCTGCAGGATCTGAATGCTTCCTCGAGCGCCGACGGCTCGCCCATCATCTTCGGCTACGGCACGGTGCGCCATGCGTGCCAGATCATCTGGGCGCCGCCCATCAGCTACACGAACATTTACGGGGATGGCACCGGCAGCAATACGAAGGGATCGATCACCGGTTACGTCTACTTCGGGAGCTTTTGCGCCGCAGTGGGCGAAGGGCCCGCAAGCGTCTCGCGGATCTGGGGCGATACCAGGCTGATCTATCTCGGGCCGGGAGCCTCGGCGGCCAACGCTCAGGTCGGCAGCTACGAGGCCTGGAGCAGCACAACGGCCTACGTGACCGGCGACCTAGTGCTCGCGCTGACCAACAACGAGGTCTACGAAGCGATCTATCCCAACACAAACATCTACCCCAGCAATGGTTTGTACTGGCGGCAGGCAACCGAATATCCAGGCTGGGATTCCGCTACAAATTACACGTTCGGATCGCTCGTTTCTTACTCGACGGGAGTTTATGCGGCGACCTCGCCCAACTCTGGTGAAGCGCCTCCGACTCATCCGAACACATGGAAGCCGCTCGCGCAATACTACGGTTCGCCGACGTTTTATCCGGGCGACGAGCTGCAGGACCCCGACCCTCTGATCCAAGCCGCGGAAAGCATTGCTGCGGTGTCGGCGAATCGCGGGCTCTGCAATTTCGTTTACGACAAGCTGCCACTCGCCTCTTTCGGGAATCGCATTCCGAACGTGCGCGCCGAAGTCACGTACCTGAAAACCTCGAACTTACTCTAATGGCGAACATCATAGTAAGCGGCGGCGGCTCTGCTCAGTTCTCCACTTCTGACGACGCCCATTCCTCGGAATTCAATGTACCCGGCTTCGTTCTGGTGACCACGTTTGCCAACCAGGGCGACCTAATCGTCGTGTCTGTCGGCGTCATTCAAGGGGTGAATTTTAGAGGGCCAATCTATGCCGAGTCCGGCGGCGAGCCCTTGCACCTTATGGTCACTTGGTCTGGATACGTGGGGAATACTTCGACGATGGTGTACTGGGCCATCGCGCCTGCCGACGGCTACTTCCAGTTTGTGTTCAAGGCTTTGAACCCTCGCAACATGCGCGCGACCGCTGCGGCTTTTAGTTGCGACACGGGTTGGGGGACGAATCCGGCAGGTGCTTTTTCGGCTGTAGACGGAACCGGTACGAGCGTCACAACAACCGGGGAAGCGATGCTCGTTGGAGTAGGCAACTATCAGGGCGCCGATAGCGGTCGCATGCCGGTATTGGCTCCCGTAGTTGATTTTGAGGCGGATTCGTACTGGACCCCGCTTTTGAGCGAAGGGTCTAACAAGCCAGATGATCTGATCCTTAAACATTATTTTGCGGATGGAAGTGACGGATATGTTCTCAATCACATAGGCATCGGAGGGATGGGGCTCTTCTGCCTGCACGCCTCCGAAGCTGGGGTTTACCCTATTACCGTAGCTGCGCATGGCGCGTCTGTAGATATCACAACCCAGACCTTCGTGTTCTCTTTCTACCCCGCACCACCTCCGGCGCCTCCGCCTCCCAAGCCAGACATTGTCACCGACATTTCCGAGCGTGCCGGTCTGACCGCTTCGCAAATCGACGTTTCGAAGCTGCTCGTCTCCGCGAATTTCCCGACGCTTGGCAACGTTGTGTCCGGCTACTTCATCGAGCGGCCAACGCCCGCGGCGCAAATCTTGCGCGTGCTCATGGGCGCGTATTTCTTCGACGCGTGCGAAGAGGACGGCAAGGTTAGATATGTTCCCAGGGGCGCGGCTTCGGCGCTCACCATTCCCGAAGGCGACCTGGGACTCGTCACCGACAAGCGCAAGATTCTTGAGACGCAGGGGCAGGAACAGGATTTACCGAAGCAAATCGTGGTTCTCTATCCCGACCCAAAACTGGATTACCAACAAGGAAACCAGCCTTACAGCCGCAACGTGCGCACCGTCCACACGCGCAACCAGGAAATCAAATCCATTCCCATCACGATGCCGGGGACGCAGGCAAAGCAGATCGCGCAGATCGACCTGTACACCAAATGGACCGAGCGCGATTCCTACGCGACGAATCTTTGGCGTGCGATCTACATGCGGCTATCGCCGACAGATGTTTTGGAGTTTGTGTACGAAGGGCTCACATTCACGATGCGCGTGGTCGAGAACTCGCTCGGCGCGGGCTACGTGGTTTCGATCCAGGGCGTGAGCGAGGATGCGCGCAATTATATTTCCACTGCGGTGGCTGCGGCCGATGCGGGCTTCTCGCCAGCGCCGATGATTCTGGCGGCATTGACCACGCTTTTCCTGTTCGACCTTCCGCTGCTCTCCGACACCGACAGCAATCCTGCGGGCACCGGGTATTACTACGCGATGAGCTCGCTGCTCAAAACGTGGCCTGGCGCGGTGCTCTACGACTCTTCCGACGATGTCGCCTTCGCCGCGGAGACCACGGATAACCAGCCCGTCAGCTTTGGCACCGCGACGACTGCGCTGGGCGCACCACTCTCGCCTTGGATCTGGGACCGCGTCAACACGCTTACGATTCAGATGGCCTTTGGCGCGCTGGCAGGCGACACCATGCTTAACGTTTTGAACGGCTCGAATGTGCTGATCGTCGGCAACGAGATCATTCAATACGCTAACGCTGTCCAGAATATGGACGGCACGTTCACAATCAGCACACTACTGCGCGGTCGGCGCGGAACCGAATGGGCTTCGGGCACGCACGCGGTAGGCGATCTCGTCTTTGTCGTCGCTTCCCCGGCCACGGTGCGGCGCATGGCGCTGCCACTCGCGATTGTGAACCTTTTGCGCTATTACCGCGCGGTGACGGTTGGGCAAGACCTCACCACCGCTGCCACGCAGAACTTTACCATCACCGGTGCTGACTTAAAGCCGTACGCACCTGTTCACATTAAAGGCACGCGCGACGGCTCCGGAAACCTCACGCTGACCTGGGTGCGCCGCACGCGGATCGGCTGGAGAAGTCTTTCGCAGGATCCGGTGCCGCTCAGTGAGGATAGCGAGCTTTACGAAGTGGACATCCTGAACGGCGCGACCGTGGTGCGCACTCTTACCGGGCTCACTTCGCCGACGGCCGCCTACTCGGCGGCTCAGCAGATTACCGACATCGGCTCCGTGCAAGCCGAGGTGACCGTAAACGTTTACCAGGTGTCGGCACAGGTAGGGAAGGGCTTCGCGGGGGGAGCGACGGTATGAGCACGGCCAATCTGGGGATCCCGTACATCGCCGCCGCGCAGAACCAGCCGGAAGTTACGGCGAACGACGCCTTCGACCGGATCGATGCGGCCATGAATGGCGAAGTGTCGTTCGCGCTGACCGATGTCGCCCTGGCCATCGTTCTGACGCCAGCGCAATTCGCTTCGGCGTTTGTTCTCGTCTTTACCGGCGCGCTAACCAACGGCCGCAACGTGATCGTTCCCACAAGCAAGCGGTTCTTCGTTGCGCTCAACAGCTCGACGGGCGGCTTTCCGCTGGTCGTGAAGACGCCGACCGGGACGGGAGTCGTTGTGTCTGCCACGGCCGGATACGTATTGCTTTATTGCGACGGAACAAACGTTATTGCCGTGGGAGCCGCATCGTCGGGAGGGGGAGGCGGCCCGCTTCCCGCGCCTTCGACGACGCTCAGTCTGGCGCCCACAGCGTCGGGAAACTTTCAGATCGCACACCTCCTCAGCGGGACGCCGAGATTTGTTTGTCCTCCGCAGATGACGAGCGGCGGCGGAATGTGGTTTCAACCCATGATCTGCGATTCCGTATATGTCTACCTTGTTGCGTCCGATGCGGGCGTGACCGGCAAGCTGGAGGTTTGGTTATGAGGCGGGCTCTTTATCTGGTCTTCACGATCGCGGCGCTGCTGGTGCCGCTGGTGGCCCGCGCGCAGGAAACGGTCACCGTTGACTTGTCCGTGAACAACGGCTCTGCGACCTACCGGGCAAGCGGCTTTCTGCACGGCTTCAACAGCACGACGCCAGCAAGCGCGTATCTCAACCAGCTAAACCCAAAGCTGATGCGCTCGACCCAGGATTACACCACCGACGCTGGCACCGAGGCGCGCGTGACCGGACTTGGCGCCGTACCTATGTTTATTCTGTCGGACCTGTGGGCCGCCGAAAACGGCGGTTACCCTATCAACCCGTGCGCCTCGAGTTGCACAGCCTGGAATGCCTTCGTTACAGCCACGGTTACCACTTACGGGAATGGTTTCGTGTACGACATCCTCAAC